AATTTCTGACGCTATGAAAAGCGTTGGAGATAAATTATCTGATGGTATTGAGAAATTAAACTTTAGCCGGTTAGCAGGAAACACTCAGCATGAACAAAATGCAAAGCTTGTTCCTGAGACTAAAGACATGCTTGTTAAACCAGATAGTTGGGCTGATGTAAAAGATTCAGTATTAAATGGGCAACCACTTCCTGATTTTGGTACTTTACGTAAACTAACTTTATCTGGTGCCGAACTTACTGGGGAAATGTATAAGAATGCTGCCGCTAAGTGGACTTCACAGTGGACTCAATGGGCGCAGAAAGTTGGAGAGCGTGGAATTAAAAATACTGTTCGGCCATTAGAGCATAGTTTCTACATGCTAGATAAACAGGATCTGGTAAATGTTTCCAAAGCTCTACTAGCTGAAAGTAAGCATGATGTTCGCTTCTCTCCCGAGGAGCTTACTAGAGGTGGTATTACAGGCAAAGCCCTAGACGCTTATACCAAGATGCGTCAAACTCTGGATGCTGTATATGAATCTCAAAAGGCAGGGCATGAGCAACTAGGCTTAGAGCCCCCTACTCGTAGGGAAGCTTATGCTGCAGCCATGCGCCATGGTGATTATCATGTTGCAGTGACCACTACTGATGGAAGACCTATTTGGTATAGCCGCTTTGAATCTAAAGTAGGGGCCAATAAGGCTTTGAATTGGATTAAAGAAAATGTCAAGAGAGATGATATTGATTGGAATAGTATCAAGGTAGAAAATCGCTCGTCAAATTTTGTACGTTCTATTCCAAGAGATGTCCTTGCTGAGTACCAAGAATTATCTAGAATGGTGGATAAGGAATCTCCTGCCTCACAAGCAGTGCAGGCTGCCATTCAAAAAGCACAAGAAGATAGAGGGTATACCTATCAAGGACAAGATAAACGATTCCTGAATAAGACCGGAGTTCCTGGCTTTGAAGGGGATATGCCTTGGCTTTCTGAAAAAGAGAATGCCACCAGACTAGTGCGCGCTCAATTAGATTATCTTGAGAACGCCAATAAATGGGTTCCTATGCAAGAGGCCCTTGGCCAACTAAAGCAAATGTTTGCTGATCCTATTTTCTCTAAAGACCATGCTTCTAGCGCATCTTATCTACGTGAAGTAGTAAATCATGTTATTGGAATTAATAAAGATGCTGTAAGAGAGGCTGAACGTTATGTCTCTAACCAACTTGGCCTAGGTGCAAATAGATTCTCTGAAATCACTTATGGATTAAAAGGATTAAATAGTTTTCAGAAGTTATCTGGTAGTGTTGGCTATATGATCTCTACTCCGCTACAGGCATTTAATGGTATTGGGTTACTTGCCCGCGAAGCTGGATTAAAGAGTTTGAATCCTAAAACCAATGCTATCGCTTTAGCAGATGTCACTGCTATGCTAGCGAATGAAACTTCTAAAGCCACTATTGGTAAGGTATCAAATGCTTTTCCAGAATTACCTATGACCAAGCTAGGCCAATATGTAAGACAATATATGGAAAGTAATAATAGTAATCGCTCTATTATTAATCAGCATCATGAACTTGGATCAAATCCAGGAATGAACTTTGTAAAATCAGTTCTTGGTCCAACTATCTCTATTCCAGAAAGAGTGGCTCGTAGTTCCACCATGATGGTCTTTGCTCATCATCTAGCAGATATGAATTATGCTAAAGGTGATTTACTAAAGATCATGCAGCGGGCTGAGGCTTTAACCAATATGGTTAATACTAATTATATGCGTGGTGAACTTCCAATGCTATTTAATAGCGCTGGTAGTGCTTCAAGCATGTGGGGGCAGTTCAAAGCTCCAGCATTTAATTTCTATAATCAAGTGCATGGTTTGGCTAGAGATGCTGCTGAAGGAGTTAGAACTAAACAAATAGGTAAAGTTCTACCATTAGTTGCTTTACTTGGTATGACTGCTTATATGGCGGGTATCAAGAATTTTCCTGGGGTTCAAGAAGCTGATGGTGGGTGGAATGTTATTAAAGATGGAATTGCTAATATCTATCCAGAATACTACGATAAATTTGTAGGACTTGGAATCAGAAATGCTATTACCAATAATGTAAGTTCTGCTGCCCGTAATGGTGTAGTTTCAGCAGTTACTGGAGCTGATATGGGCTCTAGATTCTCTCCTAATATTATGGATGTAGAAAATCCATTCAAGAATATGCTCCCAGCAATGGGGCCTGAACTTGCTGAATGGAAAGGTTTAGCTAAAGCAGGCTTTCACCCAATGGATCGTAAAGCATGGGAACAATTTGTTTATTCTGCTATTATGAATCCTATGGGTAAGGGATTAATGGAAAATAATTTACAAGATTTCAAGACTCCATTTGAAAATAAACCTGGCTTAACGGGATTCCGTAAGGCTGGTGATATTCATGATATTTCCTTAGACTATCAGCGTACTCCAGAAGAACAATCTTTGCGTAACTTAGGGTTACGCTCTATCAGAGAGAAGGAAACCAAGGAGCAAAGATATGCTGCTGGACAGGAGAATCAACGTATCAGTACAGCTTATGATAATCTAATAGAGAAGGTAGCAGATGCTGCTGGGGATAAGGACAAAGAAAAAGCTGCTTATTATTCACAAGCAGCTATGAGACTTATTCCTGACCAACAATTGTTTGCTTCTAATCTAAATTCTTATTTGAATAAATCTGCTATGACTCCTGAACAGCGTGAAGCTACAAAGAGTAATAACATTCGAGTTTTACAGCTCTATCTAGCTAAACAAGGTAAGGGGATTTATGATAACTCTAGACAACCTTAAATCTATTTATAGAGAAGCTAAACCTGAACTTATACAAATCTTTTTAGAGCCAATAAGTCAGACTTTACAAAGATATGATCTAAACACTCTTGAACGCTGTCGTATGTTCCTCGCCCAGATTGGGCATGAGTCAGGGCAGCTTCGGTATACGGAAGAATTAGCTTCAGGTGCAGCTTATGAGGGGCGTAAGGACTTAGGTAACACAGAAACTGGAGATGGGGTAAAGTATAAAGGCCGTGGCTTGATTCAAATAACTGGAAGATCAAACTACGCACTCTGTTCTCTAGCTCTCGATTTACCTCTTCTGGAAAATCCAGAGTTATTGCAATCTCCACTTCCGGCAGCTCTTTCTGCCGGATGGTTTTGGAGTAATAATAATCTAAACTCATATTGTGATAAAGGTGATTTCTACGGATTGACTAAGCGAATAAATGGTGGTTTGAATGGTATAGAGGATAGAGTTCTTCTTTACAAGAGAGCTTGTGAAGCAATAAAATAAGGGGCCGAAAGGCCCCTTATTCATTTGAACTTAACTTCTTTGTAACCTCCGCCCGTATATGGGTCAAATTTACCAGCATTCTTTACTGCTTCAAGTGGGCTCTTACCAGAGGCAAGACTACCTAAAGCGAATGTAGACCCTGATCCAATAGCATAATAAGGCTCATTAACTTCAATCCATTTCGTAGGATTAACAAAAGTAAATAACTTCTTGTCTTTTGTCAATACTAAGAACTCACTCTTTATTCCTCTTGGAACTTTATTGTTAGTTGGGTCTTTCATAAACTCCATTACATCTGGAATACAATCTAGGTCTCCACAGTAACCCACTACAAATGGCACAGGATGAAAAATAATATTCTCAAACTCAAAGAGCTTTGTCTTTACTTTGAATTTGTACCCACCTGTTAAATTAGTTACCTGGAGATCACAGGCAATTGATTCCTTATTTGCTGCGATTGTAGTCATAATTAAACTCCGCAACTTCCGCCATGACCAGTGAATTCACATACGTCCACTTCGTCATAAATTACATCCTTATGTTTAATTGCTTCTTCATATGGAACACTTGTTAAGGGTTGACCACCTCTTGAACTATCAGGGTAACATGTGAAGCCCCTAAGTCTTGGAGCATAATTCGCAAGTGTTTTTGCAAATTCCGATACTCTGGACTCGTTATTGTCTTTGCTTCCCCAGTTCGGTAGATTAATGGTACTGGAGATTGACATGTCAACGTAATCTTGTACGTCCGCTTGGAATTTAATTCTTCGTTCATAATCATTTGCCAGATCCAGAGCAGAGGTAATCTGTGATGGATCTACTCCATATTCTTTAATAAGTGTATCTGCTGTTCCATCAACGACAAATTGGAATTTCCATTTAGTTCCTTCTGTAAGGAATCTACGTTTATAGGCCACTGCAAACAACGGCTCAATACCTGTCGTAGTTCCAGCAAGAATTCCAATGCTTCCTGTCGGGGCAATTGCTCGATATGCAACTGGACGACTGATATAAAATCTGTCACAATGCTCGTCAGCGGATCGTTTAGATTCATCTCTATATACTTCTAACCATTTATGTAGTTCTGGAGTTACTTCATAGCCGTATCCTCGCTTGAGGAGCCATTCATGTAGCCCCATAAGACCGAGGCCCAATCTGCGGTTTTTCTTGCGAACTCGATATACTTTCTCATAAGGTAAGTCTGCTCTGAGGGTGCCACAGACGAGGAACTTACTAGCCAAGCTGACAACTGCTTTGAGTTCGTCCAGATCAGTAATAGCTCCAAGATTGACAGAACCAAGATTGCATACGTCAGAGTCATCTTCGCTTGTAACTTCCGTACAAGCATTTCTAAGTGTTTCATTTTGTTTATCTCCAAAATTAAAAGAGAATCCAGGCTCGCCTGTCTCCATAGCCTGCCGACAATTCTCCAGAAAGATAGGATTATTTTCCAGACCACCAACTAAAGAATCATCATCATAATTGACACTGATATTAGTCATGTCCAATGGTGCTGGGAAATTGAAGTTCTTCTTCTTAAGTTCTGCTACTTCCGGTGACCAGTTTTTACTTCTAAGGAATTGATTAATGTCCTCATGCTTCCAATTAAGAGACGCATAGATCGCTGAGCGTCTGCTACCTCCCTGCATGACATTTCGCCCCACCTCGTTAATGGCAAACATAAGTGGAATAGGGCCAGAGGCTGTACCACCAGTTCTAGATAAAGCTTTTCCAGCAGGTCTCAGCCTTGAGTAGTCAACTCCAATACCGCCGCCTGTCATCAGGCAAGACATAGCCCGCCAAGTTATTGCGGACCATTCTTCTCTTGTATCTTCCTCTGCTCTAAGCAAGTAACAATTGTTGTACGCTTTGTAAGGGCGCCCTGCGTAATAGAGATAACGACCTCCGGGAAGGAACTTGAAATCTCTGATATATTCCGTAAGTTGTCTTCGATCGTCTGCAGACATGAGAGCAGAAAGTGTTCCCTGTCTAGTTCCGCACACATCTTCGACGAGACGATCTGCCAGTTTTTCCCAAGTATCCCCAGGTCCTTGTGCATACTTGTACCTAAAAATGTTTTCACCAAATGTAGTCCTAAATTTACTTGTCATTAATCCTCATACTCTGTTCTACCAAAACCATGCTGAGCATCATATTCTGCTAGTCGTCGCATGGCTTCTTTCTGTTCTTGTGATGCTTCTAATTCTTGTTGCTTTCTCTTGCGATAACGAATCTTATCACCATTATTCTTACTTAGAGCCATTCGCTCTTCTGATTCTTTATATGTCTTACTCACGAAGCATCCTATAAATACGATCTAAATTCTCATTAATCTTATCAGAGAATATCTCTACAATATCATCACTGGTGATCTCTAATACTTCTAAAAGAGTCACCTCATCTAGTTGTTTTAATTCATCAAGTAGTTCCAGGTAATCCATTCTTCTTTTCTTCTTCTAATTCTAGTAGTTTCTCCAGGAAATGCATGGCCTTCTTGATATCATCAACCCCACCCTTATGGGGCCATCTGGCTAGATATTTAATAGCTGATCCAGTTAGGTAGTCACATCTCCAAGCAGTAATACAATCCCACGGCTCATATCCTTTGAATTGCTTATAATGAGACCCACTGATCTGTTTATCATTTGCCCTAATCTTTTGTAAGTCCTCTGCTTCCTGATCTAAAGCAAATACTTCTTCAATATTTGTTGGGATCATAGTGGCTCGTATTGTTCTTCAAATAATTTGATTAATTCTGGGTCTTTATGCTCATATTGATCTGGGATATTTAATACTTTTATAAAATCCATATAAGGTTCCATATCAAAATTATCCCAGGCTCTAGCTGCATTATCTGGATTCACAAATACAATTTCATCTGCCCAATCCATCAATCGTTCCGACAAGGGTACGAGAGCATAGTCCAGACCAGTGCCAGCACACCTCGTATTGTACTTCCCACTGTAAATGCGAGCAGCAGTAGCGCTGCGGAGAATGCCAGCGCTGCAGACGAAAAGTACCTTTTTATCTCTTCCTTGGTATGGGTTATCAATTACACCATCCTTACATTGTCTAATCTTTTCGGTTAATGTAGTCATGAATATTTTCTCTTTAGATATTCTGTGCTAATTGGAATTAAATCAAATTCACCAGTTGGTTTGACGTCTCTCAAATCCAAAATACCGCGCCAGTGATTTTTATTACTTTGGGGTCCCATATAGTCTTCATCATGGATATAACTTGATCCAGCGATCACTGATGTGAGTCGAACACCATCCGCTCTATAACCAGTGGCAATCTGTAATCCCTGCTGATGGCCAGCAATACATGATTGGTGGAGCTTATTAAGCTGACTGGTTGCAGAAGCTGCCGGTCTACCAGCGACCCCAGTTACAAAGTAGTGACTAAAAGCAATACCACTTACAACCACTACATCCAAGAAAGGATACACTTCCCAACCATACTCTTTATATTTTAAGTCATCCACTGAAATCACACCTTCAAGTTTAGGATCATTTTCTAATACTCTATTGATACGATTACAGTGATTACCTAAAGTTAAGATCTTCTTGGGTTTGTAAATCTTCTTGCTATTCTTTCTTTGACGATCATTATACTCATTAATTGGAGATAGAAGAATTTCCATACCTCTATGAACTGCTTCCACATCTTTTAGATATCTTCGACCCTCGAAAGACTTCTTACCTACATCGTAAGATGATAGACTTGGTAAGTCTGCGAAATCTCCAATGTTAACAATTACATCTGGTTGCTTTTCAGCAATCCATTTGCCTATCCAAGTGAGATAAGATAAGTCTACTCCGTCTTTAACTTGACAATCTGGTATGACGACGATGTGCATTAATAGAACCTCTTCTAGAATTTTCTGACATTGTTACCCATTCCATATTGTCTAGTGAATATCCTCTTGTGGAATCAATTCTATCTACTGATGGAGCTAGTTTTCTAGGATAACCTTCTTCTTTAGTCAATTAAGATGATCCTTTGGCACCTCAATACGATTAGGTGCATCATCTTCATCTCCATTCTCTTGGGTTTGTAAATTGAAAAGAACTCCTTGGTGCATGAGCTCATTAATAGCGAACCCAAGTAGGAAAGATACTTCGTTTCTATTAAGCTTCCCTTCAAGGAGGACTTCTCCATCTTCATTACGTGCTCTTACATCAATCTGTATGATTATTCTCCTTTGCTAACTTTTGTTAGCAAGATTTTAAAATGTTCCCACGATACTACTGCAAGCACTGGCTTTCTATCAGCCTTAATAAGAACTAAGGGTTCATAATCTCCATGAGATTTAGCCTGTTCATAATGGGTATGGACCTGGGACTTTGCTTTACTCTTGCATTCAATCTGGTAGGGGATAAGCTTTCTAGCTGCTGGGCTGAGTTTAATATCTTCTCCAGTAACTCCCATAGAAGTGCTTACAATATCATCATACTCTAGTTCTGGAAAAATCTTTAGAAGCTCATCTCGAACATAATTTTGATGTTTCCGGCCTTTGGCCTTAGCTGAGTATATGTTCACTTTTAATTATATTTCCTTCTAATATATTTTTATAGGATCTTGCCTCTGATTCATTATAAAATCTACATAAATCATACCAGGTGTCAGTCCAATTATTGCCTTGCCCAATATAGATAATTGTGCCATTATAAAGTTCAATTACTTTGATCCGGTATCTTCCAGATTCCATTTTCTTCTCTCCAGATCCAGAGACATTTTCCGTTAAGTTCGAGTTCTTCATCACAAGAGAAGCATCTTTTTGATGCTTCGAGTAAATCCAATTCGTCATCCAGCCCATTTAATATCGCCTTTGCTTTAATTTTACCAATGCCAGGGGCTCCTTTAATACCATCACCAGAATCTCCGGTTAGCAATTGATGATAGAAATGTCGAATTGCATCTGTAGGAGAAACAATATATTCTTTTTCCTCTCTAACTAGGACACCTTCTCGAACTATTTCCCAATTATAATGTTTACCAGGAATCATATCAAGGTCCTTATCAATATGGCAAAGAATTGTATCTTCACCTTTGGAATTGGATTGTACTTGATCGATTCCACATAGATCATCTGACTCACATCCATCACTTATTACAGCATTATGGTTCTTAATTAGATAATCATTGACTGCTGCTAGATGAGTTGGTCGTGGTTTATTCCTACGAGATGCTTTATATTCAGGAAAGATATCATATCTAAAATTGTTCTTTCCTGTTAGATACAAAGTCATTGGTAATCCATTAAGTCTGGCTGATAATTTATCCAGCCATTTCTCAATGGAATAGAATGCTTCAGATTCTGGCAATCCTTCTGTAACTACTGCAGCAATATATGCGGGTGTATCTGCATCAACAATAGCCCTCACTCTTCAGGTTCTTCCTCTTCTTCTAGTTCACCATAGACAAATACAAAATATTCATCAACTAAATCAATAGCAATAGCTGCTGCTGTTTGAATTCCACCAGCTATTGCACCAAGCATAATCATGAAGGTTGATGGCAGTAGCCATAGAGCTTTATAGATCATTTGGTTCTTCGAAAATGTCTACTTTCTCAAATACCCAATCAGTTAGGTCTGAGGCAAGGGCTTTAACAA